GGTCAAGGTGGGGACTTCTTAATTGTGGATGACCCTTTGTCGCCACAAATGGCAAACTCAGCAACTGAAAGGGATAATGCAAATGAGTGGTATAGGACAACATTCTACTCAAGACTTAACCAAGCGGATATTGGAGTGAGGATTATAATAATGCAAAGAGTACACGAAGAAGATTTAAGCGGATTCTTGTTGGATAAAGAGACAAGATTAAATTATAAGCACATATGTATTCCTGCAACAAATGAAGATGGAAATATAAAACCAAAATCACTAGAAAAATATTACAATAAAGAAACTGGTTTGTTTTGGGAAGAGAGATTCAGCAAAAAAGTTTTAGAAGATTACAAAAATGCTTTAGGTACTTATGGTTATGCAGGGCAACTACAACAAACACCAACACCCTTAGATAGTGGAATGATACATAGAGATTGGTTCAAGATAGATAAATATAAAAAAGAAGCAAAGGTCAATTTTATAATAGACCCTGCATATACTGCAAATCAAAAGAATGACCCTTCGGCACTACTAGCATATACCTATGTAGATAATATGTGGCAGATAGTAGACTGTATAAATGTTAGGAAAGAGTTTCCAGAACTTGTCAAGTTTATTCCTGAGTGGGTACAGAAGAATGGATATACAAATAGGAGTAGAATATATGTAGAACCAAAAGCATCTGGTAAATCTATTGTACAAACACTAATAAGAGAAACAGGACTTAATGTAAAAGAAGATAAACCACCAACAAAAGATAAAGTAGCAAGAGTAAGTGATATTAGTGCTTCTTTAGAAAGCGGAAGAGTAAGTTTGTTATATGGAAAATGGAATGAGGAGTTTTTAGACCAATTAACTAAATTTCCAGCAGCAAAGCATGATGATATGGTAGATTGCTTAGTTATGGCTGTAAACAAGGAAATATGGGGTGGAAGTGGTAAAATAGTTTATTTTAGTTAAATTTTGAGTTTGTTAAAAAACTATGAAGATATTATGTGCAATCAGCGTAATTTTGTTGCGTTTTGAATAATTATCTAAAAATTATGAAAGATACTGAGGTTATATACTTAAATGAGCAACATGAGAAGATTGTTGGGAAGCATATTAATACAATTAAAAAATTGATGTACTTTGCTACAGAAAACACAGAAAAAGGCAAGTTTCAAGATTTTTTAACTATATTAAAATCAATATATGTTTATTCTAACAATTTTCATGAGACTATGGTCAGTAAAAAGAAAAAAGACGATGGTGTAATTGCAGAGTTTTTGTTTTTAATACCAAATATGTCTTTCTATACTGCTATTGGTTTTTTGACTGCACTTAAAGATGGTAAAAACGACCTAGAGTTAAGAGATGTTTTGGAGAGAATTGGCGTTAACTGTGAAAACGCAACAAGCGAATTAGCAGATATTCTTATAGACGAAGAGGTTGAAAAAGAAATGATAAAGGATATTTTTGGTATAGAAATAAATAAAAATTAATTATATGATAGAAATTAAAATTCAAAACGACAGTTATGATATTCCAACAGAATGGAGGGATATGACATTAAGATATTGGTGTGGGTTGTATGCAGTTATTAATAAATACAACGAAAGAGACGAGGATGGAAATCTTATAGAAGTAGAACACTCTGATGTTCAGACATTAAAGATAAATAGGGATATTTTTATGTATTTAACAGGTATTAAAGAAAGTCAAATGCAAGAACTAGATATACAAAGTGTAACTGACGCAGTAAATGCTTTTTCAGGTGCTGTTACAGAGTATAAGCCTTTGGGAGTGGATAAATTTCAACAAGATGGAGAGACTTACTACTTCCCAAAAGAATTTTTAAAAAGAAACACTTTTGGAGATTATATAGAAGCAACTCATCTTGAAAGCACAGTAAAAATAATGAAGCATGGTAGGTTTGATATTTTACCAGAACAGATGGCTATATTATGCAGAAAATCAGGAGAAGAGTATGATGATGATGTCATACCAGCAAAAACAGAAAAGTTTAAAGAATTGACAATGGACATAGTTTGGGAGTTCGCTTTTTTTTTGACTCAGCAAAGCGTAAGATTAACAAAGACTTTCCAAATGTTTTTGGGCAAGGAAGGAAAGGAACTGGAAGCGGCAAAAACAGAGTTTCTACAGTTGGACTCTATAACAAGTTCATAAAACCATACGGATGGCTAAACAGCCTGTATATGGTGGCAGAAAAAAAAGTATTTAAAATGGATGGAGAAAATCATATAGAAAGCGTAAAAAAAGCAGACTTATATAAAGTTTTAACTTATTTAAGTTGGAATACTGCTAAAAACGATTATGAAATTGCTGTTCAGGAAAAAATACACGAAAAAAATAATGTAAAACTTTAATAATGGCAATTACAAGATTAACAGATATAGTAACAGTTTTTGAAAACAAATGGACTTATGGAGATGTAAAGTTCGGTTATGAGGGCGAGGTAAATCAAGATCATGACATAAAATACCCATTAATGTTGATTGAACCACCAGAGTCAACAATTCCAGTAGTATATAATGGGAGGGAAGAATATTCTTTTGAAATAAATTTTTATAATTTATACTCTCAAGCAGCACAATCAGTAGTAACACTACAAAAAAGATGGGATAACTTACAAGACTTGGCTAACGAATGGTTAGATTTTGTATTAAAAAATTATCAAGATGTAACAGTAGATGCTTACTTAAATGATGAAAGTATAGAAATAGAAAGAGTAAAAGAGGTAGCAAATGACAGATTAGTACAATTAAAACTTACTTTTACAATGAGTGCGTTTACAAAATGCTTTAGACCAGTATCTCACTACCCATCAGACTTTTCTGATTTAGTAGTATGGCTAAAAGCAGATAGCGGTGCTACATTTGATATACCAACAAAAGCAGTAAGTGCTTGGGCAGACCAATCAGGAAATAGCAATAGTGTAGTACAAGCAACAAGTGCCAAACAACCTTTAAGGTATGGTTATGATGGGGCTAATGATAAAACATATTTATCTTTTGATGGTATAAATGATGGCATGGGTTCAAGTGGCAACTGCCCTATCTCTGCAACAAGTTACACTATCTTTGCTGTTGCAAAACAGGTTAGCACTCAAACAGATGTAAAGCCTATTTTTGATTACACTAGAACGGCAACAACAGCAAGAATTATTGTTGGTTTTAGAAATAATAAACTTTATTCTTTTGTAAAAAGTGGGTTGGTAGAGGCATATCATTTGCAAACAAGTGGAAATGCAAATGATTACGGAATGATAGCAACAAGTCTTGATGGAACTTCAGGTAGGCTTACATCTCAATTTAACAATGAGTCTGCTCAAGCCACAACTTCATTAGGATGGAGTGCAGTAGATTTTAATGACGAAGTTTTTACTATAGGCTCTTCTACTAATGAGGGTTTTGCAGATGCAAACATTGAAGAGGTTATAATATATAACAGAGAATTAACAGAGTCAGAAAAATTAGATGTTAGGAATTATTTAAACACAAAATATAAAATATATTAAGATATGGCAACTATATTAGGAAGTATAGACTGGGGATTTCAGCCTTTAGATTGGGGGAGTAGTGATTTAGGAGGGGCTTTTTGGAATACAAGAGGTAATTACATAAAAAGTGCAAACGACCCTTTAAGGTATCAAGTGGTTTGGACAAAAGGAGGGGTAACAGAGGCAACAGAGCCTTCTGCACTAAGTGGCACTTCAACAACAGGAGATGTAATATATGTAAAATTTATTGTGCAGGTTTGTATGAGTGAAGAAGATGCAAATATTAATGGATGGGAAACTATTGCAGAAATAACAAAAACAAGAGATATAGCAAACAAAAAATACAATACCGATGCAGTTGCTGTTGGTCATAAGTTTACAGTAGATGTTAGTCAGGTAGTGTCAAACGAATTATCCTACAGTCTATGCCCTATAGGCAAGGGAACATGGCAAAGTAATAAATATGGAGGGATGAATGGGGGTCAGGTAATGCAAGATAATGTTATTTCAAATAATGCGAGTTTTGGTAATCCTGTAAGTAATTATAATGTGTCTAAAAATGGGGCGTGGCGGAGATTGCAAGTAATAGCAGCCCCTTACATAATCAATGATGCTGGTGAAATTTTATACGCAAGTAATTCACAAATCTCTGAGCCAATTACAATAATAAACTCTGTAAATCAATTTGAACAAGACTCTGTTTACTATTCTAGCAGTAGTTTTGGAGGGTATTTTAGAATGTATGAAACAGCATCTGCTTCTACATACCAATCTTTTAAATTTCTTTCTAGGTATGATAATTATTCTTATGACTCTTCTGCCCCTTATTGCAAAAAACCAATAAGAATAGATGAAGCGGCAGAGTGTTTGAATTTTTATTTTATGAACGCTTCTTCTAATAATATATCATCAACTGGTCAGAACGCTGTAAGGGCTATAGGTATAAAGGTAGAAACATTTACAAGTGATGGCTCTGCTGAAAATACTTTTTATTTAAACGACTTTGAAAGCCATTTTATTACAGTAAATACTGTAGCAGGTAAAGAATACATTAGAAAAAAACAAGACGCTATGTTTACTCAAAACATATCACCTTCTTTTATAAATGACCATGCTACTTGCAAGTCTTATAACGATAGTGGTAGTGCGGCATTTCCTTACTGGACAACTTATAGTGGAAGCAAAATTACATCTTCAACTGCATATTACAGAGTTAGTATAAGTAGGTTTGGTGAGGATGACCCCACAGCCACAAGAAGAACATCTGAATATAGATATTACACTATAGACAGGGAAGATGAAAAAGCCGCTTACGCTTTTGTAAGATTTCATTGGCTTAACGATTTGGGGGCGATAGATAGTTATACCGCAAAAAGAAATATATCAGAAGGATACTCTATAGGTAAAGATATAATTGAAAGAAAAAGTGTAGATAGAACTTGGTATCAAGGCAACGAAAATCAAGGGACAACACTTGCTGATGGTATATATATATCTGACACAATGAGAGGAGGAGATATATATAAAGGAGGTAGAGAGGTAATGAATGTTAATGCGGAAAGAAATCTTAGTGTTTATACTGAACCTTTAAATGACAAAGACTCTAAGTGGTTAGCAAAAATGATGTTATCACCAAATGTATGGGTTGAAATGGATACACAGGCAACTAAGATAGGAAACAACAGTAATCCTTATTTAAGACCTTCAACAAAAGAATATATACCAGTCATAATAACTAATAGTGATATTGAAACTGTCAACCAAGAGCAGGGGCTTGTTAGTTTCAATATAGAATATACATTATCACACAAGGTAATAACTCAAACAAATTAATAAATGTCAGTAAAAATTGAAATATTAGATTATGTTTATGGAGTTGGTGGAAATATAGTTGATTTTTCTACAGGTACAGCAGCAACAGGGTGGTCTCTATCTACTATATCTAATCAAAAGGCTAACTGGAGTGGTGATGGAACAGGAAATACGAAATTTTATGAAGATGTTTCAGACACATTGATAGCAGGGTCTACATATAGAATAAAAATATGGATAACAAATTATAGCGGAACTGGGAATATAGGAATATCTGCCTCTACTTCTGGAGGAACTGCAAATGGAATCGGTACTACCTTTAGGGATTCTGCAAACAACACAATAGAAGGAGATGTTACTATTACAACAACAGGGAAACTTAGAGTTTTTGGGAAAGGGACGAATAGTGGATCTGTTGAGGTTAGAGTAATTAGGTTAGATGGTGTTGTATGGGAAGACAGTATTGTGGGAGAGTTAGATGTTACTTCTCATTCTGAATTTCCTCTCGCTATAACATTTCAAATATCAGACATTAAAGACATTACATCTACAAGTGGAGATTACAGTAAAACTTTTAAAATACCTGCTACAAAAAACAACAATAAAATTTTAAAACATCAATATAACCCAAATGTAGAATATTCTGGACAGCATATATCCATAATGAGAGATTGCAGGATACTAATTAATGATTTTTATTCTTTAGTTGGAAAAATAAAAGTAACAGGGATAAGCGGATACGGAGAAAATCCTGTAAGTTATGATTGTGTTTTTTATGGGAATAATTTAGGATGGGCTAAAGATTTAGATGGAAAGTACATGGATGAAACATTTTCAGATGGGTATGGTTTATGGGGAAGTGCTGGAAGTCAACTTGAATATAATAAAGCAAAAATAACTGCCACTTGGGCTGATGAAAACTGCGACTCTTCAACATCTCCAATAGTATATCCTGTTGTTTCTTATGGTAATTACAATCCAGATGGCTTTGATTACACAATACAACTTTTAGATACAAAACACGACCATTTCTCCTCATCTGACGCTACAGAGATAGGTTATCATGGTTTTTATGATAGTGGGGCTAGTTATGGAACTCCTTTACCTTCACCAGATTGGAGACCAGCGATTTTTGTAAAAACAACAATAGAAGCAATATTTAATAAATTAGGTTATAATATATCTTCTAATTTTATGGAGTCTGATATGTTTAAACAATTAGTGTGGTTATTACCAAACTTTAAATATAACAACCCAGAAGATAGAGTTCATGAATACTCTGTAGAATACAAACTACTTAGCGAAAGGAGTATAACATTTTCAGCCGTAGGGAGTATTCCTGCTATTACTGTCCCTAATTTTTTTACATACTTTGACGATGGTTCTCTTAAAGAGTCTGACCTAGATACTCACTACACAGGTAGTAGCAGGGAGTTGATTGGACTTGCAGATAGTGCATCCCCATTTGGTACTGGTTATAATATAGAAACAATATTAGATGAGAACACTAGATTAGTTCTAGCGAATGACAATGTGGTTATAGGAGAGTATGGCTACTATGATTTAAGTTTACCAAATTTTGAAACCCAACTAACTAGATTGTATAAAGGGGGTACCACTACTGAGTCAGTATATGATATGGATGTGTGTATAAATTTAGAGTTACAGACAGTAGGGCAAACAAGTTGGAATATAATAGGTCAGATAGAAAAAGGATTAATACCTCAAAATAGTTCTGGAGGTACAGGGGTGAATAGTAGTAATTATTCTTTTACTAATTGGGTTAGCACTCCAAATTTAAAATTAGAACGATATTGGTTAAACAAAAACGATAAAATAAAACTTACAAGAGGGGTTAGACTTACAGATACAAGTGAATATGGTCAGGCTTTTAGTGTTAAAGTTATGTGGAAAACTACTGGTGCATCAAGATTTTCTATTGCTTTATCTCCTGAAATTGTAGAGTATGGGCAGACTTATGATTTGTCTAAAGTTATAAATAAAGAGTACAAGCAGATAGATTTTGTAAAAGGAGTTGCTCATGCCTTTAACTTAACTCTTACTACAAATGAAGTTACTAAAACAATAAGTATTGAGCCTTTTAATGATTTTTACCTGCCCTATGGTGATGCTATAGACTGGACTCACAAACTAGACAGAAGCAAAGAAATAAAAGATACTTGGGTGAAGTCTGATTTAAAAAGAAGAGTTGTTTTTAAATACAAATCTGACGACAAAGATTTAAAAGTAAAAGATAGAGGAGAGAAGTGGTTTAACAAAATACATGACGAATATCCAAAATGGATGGAATTATCAGATGCTTTTGAAAGAGGTGAAAGTGTTTTTGAAAATCCGTTTTTTGCAGGGACTTATAATGCTGAAGATTCAGATGGAGGGGCTAGTCTACAGTCTCATCCTGCTTACTCTGCGTGTTTATGGGAAAACGCTGATAGCACCGCACAAGGGGGTAGAGGATACACTCCTAAAGGATATGAGTTTTTACCAAGACTCTTATTTTGGAACAGATACTCACCTGCAACTGCTATTGATTTTAGAAAACAAGTTATAGTAGAAACTTGGGATACTTTTTTTAATGGCATTGTTCCTGACGCAAGTCAAAGTTTAGGTGGGGCAAATTCTATATTGAGTAATGCTTTTCCTCAAGCAACCTCTATAAACAGACATAAAGTAGACACTACTGCAGACCCTAGCCCTGTTCTTTCTTATGGTAATGTTTGGATAAAGGATTATGATGATGCTACAGGGGTTCTGGCTGCGTCTACAACAGGTAAGGGGTTATATGAAACCTATTACAGAAAAATGTTTGAGATGATAAAGGGAAGCCCTAGAGTTAGAACTGTTTTTGTTGATTTAAAATTAGCAGACATTATTAACTTAAACTTTAGAAAATTAATCTATATAGATGGGGTGTATTGGAGAATCAATAAAATTATAGACTATAAGCCTAACAGCACTAGCATTACAAAAGTAGAGTTACTACAATGGATAGAAACAGGTGCTTTTGCTGCAACTGCACCTTCTACTGGTAATTTTAACACTACAAATTGGGGGACTGGTGTTTATGCAAGTAGTAATGATGATGGAGTGATAAGTGATGAGAATACATCAGGATAATAAAACAATATAAATAAAATGAGAAACCAAACAAATCAGATTACACCACAGGGTATAGCAAATAGAAGTGGATTAGAGGTTTTTGTTACAGAAGAAATATATAGCGGAGAGTATATTAACTGGGGTAATGCTTTAGCACTTGGTACTGGTTTAAATTCAGTTATAGATAGAATTGTGTCAGGAGATTCAGTAGACCCTATATATGATGCTTTAACAAGTAGTTCGCCAACACAATACACGACAGGGCATTGGAACAGGTTTCATACTGAAACAGGAACAAAAAATTATGTAGTAGCAGCCCCAACAAGTGGTAGTGGTTATTTTACTTTTAACGCTGCTTCTTCTGCAGCAAAACTATCTTATGCAGGAATATATCAGCAGTTGTCTACTACTGTTGGTACAGAGTACGAAATTGAAGTAACAAATACGACAGATACTGATACAGCAACTTTATATGTTAATACATATTTTCAAAGATATAATCCAGACCAAAATGAAGTGGGTTATAAAATAAACACAACTGCTAATAAAACTTATCCTGTAACTTTTGAACAAGATTGTATTTTAACCTCAACATTTACTGCTAAAACTCCAAATGATTTTATTGTAATATATTTAACAACTACTTCTGCTTCTGCTTCAGTAAATATAACTAACATTTCAATTAAGCAAAAGCAAGAAACACTTATACCTGTTTATTCTGAAGACATATATGGTAATAGTCAAAAAGTATTAAGAAGAAATTTAAAAAACGAAAGATTAAATTCATAATGGAATTTAAAAACACAAAAAATAAATTAAAAGAGGTTGGGTTTATCCTTAAAAAAGGGTTGCAAGATGAATTGGCAGCACAAAGACATAATGCAACAGGAAGGCTAAGTAGAGGTATAAGAGCATCTATAATAGGTAGACATGAGTTAGCAGATTTTGAAAATTTAACTTTAAGTATGATGTCGTCTGTGAGTTATTGGGAAGCAGTTAACAATCCTAAATTTGCTACAGTTCCAAATATTGAAACAATTAAAAGATGGGTTTCTGTAAAAGGGTTACCAGCAAGAGCCGCTTACCCAATATTAAAAAAACTTAAAGGTTTTTATGGTGAGCCATACGCTTATTGGACAGAAGGGAATAATTTAAGAAGAACAAATTTTGCAGGATATGTAGCGAATAAGTTTAGTAAAAAAATAGCAAACAAACTAGCCCCAGCAATAGGTAAAGATGTTGCAGAGGCTATAGGAGAATACTTAAAAAGAAACAATAAAGATGTTACATTAGCAGGAAAAAATTTATTTAAATCATTATAAAGATATAAAAAATGGCAAACACAGAAAAAGTAATAGTTCAAGTAATAGTAAAAGGGGAAAAGGATTTAAAAAATCTTAATAGAACAACTGAAAAATCTTCTAAGAGTTTTACTAAGTTGGCTTCACAGATTGCTGCTGCAACATTGGCATATCAAGCAATGAGTAAGGTAGTTAGTAAGATAGTTGGAACTTTTAAGAGTTTTGAGTTTCAAATGGCTAAGACAAGGGCGATTACTGGGGCTAATAACGAAGAATTTAAAAAACTATCAGAATCTGCTAAAGAGTTAGGTAGAACAACATTCTTTACCGCATCTCAAGTAGCACAATTACAAACTAATTATGGTAAGTTAGGTTTTACTACTGATGAGATATTAAAAGCACAAGAGGCGACCATACAACTATCTACTGCAACAGGATCAGACTTAGCAAGAGCAGCAACAGTAGCAGGTGCGGCAGTAAGAGGTTTTGGATTAGATGCTAGTGAAACACAAAGAGTAGTTGATGTAATGGCAGTAGCGTTTACAAGTTCTGCAATGGACTTAGAAAAGTGGCAAACATCTATGACAAAAGTAGCCCCGATTGCTAAATCAGCAGGGTTCTCTATTGAAGATACTGCAGCAATGATGTCTAAATTAACAGATGCAGGTATTGAGGCTTCTATTTCTGGTACATCTTTAAGAAATATACTTCTTAAAATGCAAGACCCTAACTCAGATTTAACAAAATCTTTTGGTAAGACAATACATTCTTATGATGAATTAATACCTGCAATGCAAAAGTTTATTAGAGAGGGAGGAAGTATGGCAGATGTGATGGAGGTTGTTGATTTAAGACAAGCAGCAGCCTTTGAGCAGTTACTAACAAGTGCTGGTGCTACGGAAGTTTTACGAAATGAAATGGAAAATGCTTCAGGTACTGCTAAAAGAATGTCTGAAATTATTGGAGACACTTTAGAGGGTTCTTTTAGAAGATTGTGGTCTGCAACAGAGGGACTTGCTATTGCTTTATTTGATGAATTGTCAGGAAAAGGGCTTCAAAGGTCTGTTGATAGTATGGCAGATTTCATAAATAGTCTTACTGACAATGCTAAACAACTCGCTGACAATATAAGATGGACTGTAAGTTTTATTGGAATTTTAGTAAAACTAGGAATAGGATTAAAAGCGGCTAGAATAGCGTTTACATTTTTTACTGGGGCTGTAGGACAAAATATTTTAAATTTAAAATTATGGACAGCAGCATCAATAGCAGCAAGAAGTGCAACAGCAGGTTTGGCTGCATCTTTAAGGGGGTTAGCAGGGTCAGTAAAAGCCTTAATTGCCTCTACAGGAATTGGTCTTTTGGTTGTATTACTACAAGAACTTGCTATGGGACTTATTTTTGCTAAAGACGAAATGGATGATTTTGAAGGTGAATTAAGTGATATTCAAAAACAACAAGTGGCAAGTGCTGAAGCAATGGAAAAATACAACAAAGCAATAAGTGATTTGCAAAAAACTTTCTCAAAACCAATGCCTAAAGGAAGCACTTTAGAGGAGTCAAAAAAGAAGATTGATGAAGAGTTAGAGTTGGTTAGATATGAGCAACAGAGAGTTTATGCCGAAATAGAAAAACAGAGACCAGCATTGAATACTATGTACGACAATGACAAGAAACATCTAGAAGATGCAGAATGGCATAAGTTGTTTAATACGAGAAGAGAGCAAATGTCTGACTTGCGTGATTTATATGAATCTGCAACTAATCAAATTAGTGCTTTAAATAGGCATAGAAAAAATGAAGAGTTAAGGTTTTTAGAAATAGACTATAAGAAAGAAAAAGACGCTTTAGATGATAAACTTCATAATGACCAGATGAAACTTAAAGAAGATTATTTAGCAAGAAAAATTGAGAAAACTCAATTTGATAAAGAGATGATGGATAAAGAAATGAAATATCTAAATGATGTCATAAATCTTAAAAATAAAATGCCTAAACTAGACAAGTCTACTCAACAAGAAGAAAACAGGTTAATAGATTTAAAGTTTAAAAGAAGAGATGCGGAAAAAGAAGTTACAGAAGAAATAACAGGTATTTTAGAAGGGGCTTCAGATTTAGAAAGGGCTATTTTTGAGGAAGTTAATCAAGACTATTTAGACGGATTGATAACAAGAAAAGAAGCAAATCAAAATATATTAGACCAAACAATAACAATGCTAGATAGTTTATTGCAAAGTGAAACGCTTAACGAAGAAGAAAGAGAAGCCTTAGAGCAAAAACTTTTTGATTTAAAAATGAAAAATCAAGATTTACTTCAGCAAAAAAATACAGAAACTCTACAAAAGCAGCAAGAACAAGCACAACAAGCATTACAATTAATGCAAACTGCTTCTAACTCTATCTTTACTATTATGAGTAATAATCAAAGTAAAAACACAGAGAGAGAGACAAAAAGATTAGAAGAAAGGAAAGATGCTGGATTAATCACTCAAGAAGAGTATGAAAAAGGAGTAGAACAAATAGAGAGAAAAGCATTTGAAAGGAAGAAAAGACTAGATATAGCACAGGCGATTATTAATGGTGCTTTAGCAATGACAAAAACTGCTGGTACTGTAGGGTTTCCTTTAGTGTTTGCGTTTTCACCTTTTGTTGCTGCAATGACTGCTGCACAAATAGCAGTTATAGCATCTCAAAAATATGCTTTAGGAGGGATGATAGAAGAATTTGCAAATGGAGGGATGGTTCATGGCAGGTCTCACGCACAAGGAGGAGAGAAGTTTGCAGTAGGAGGTAGGGTAGTAGAACTAGAAGGAGGAGAGGCTGTTATAAATAAAAGAAGTACAGCAATGTTTAGAAACCAACTATCAGCAATGAACGCTGCAGGAGGAGGTGTTAAATTCGCAGATGGAGGTCTTTTAAACCAACCTTCTTTTGCACAACAGCAATTTAATGCCTTAGGTCAAAACAACATGTTAGGGGCTATGAATAGGTCAAACAAAGTGGTTGTTGTTGAGGCAGATATTACTGATAGTCAGAACTCAGTTAGTGTTATAGAAGCAGACGCAACAATTTAATAATTAAAGAAATAAACAAATGTTTGTTGATAAAAAAACTAAATTAGAAAGATTAAGTATATGTAAAAGTTGTAGTTTTTACCGAAACTTTATGTTACTTAAAACACCAAAGATTAAATGGGGGGCAAGATGTGCAGATTGCAAGTGCTTCCTAGATGCAAAAACATCATTAACTAAAGACTTCTTTGGTAAGTGTCCTCAAAATAAATGGTAAAACTTTACATATGAATTTAAAAGAAATCGCTGATAATTTTAACAAAAACAAAATTACAGCAATGACAAATGCTGTTATTAAAAACAAGAACCACACAAGAAACTTTACTACTTATCATTCTGAATCATTAAATTTAATGTTTGCAGAATGGCACTTGTTATTTCCTACTCACAAACAAGACATGAATTGTTCTTCTTGTAGAAAAGCAGTAGTTAAGTTTTGGGAAACTATTGTAGATGAGTGGATTATTGCTGCACAAGCACCAACAAAAAAACCTAATGCCTCTAAAAAGAAAAAAACAAAAGCAAAATAAAATTGATGTTGTAAAAGATTTTATTGAAATTGCTGGGACTTCTTTAGAAAGGAGGTTTGGCTTACAACCAACCTGCAAAGACATTGTTAGACATTTTGTAGAGCAGGGGATTATTGAGCCTAAAAGACTTCGTAATTATATGATAATAGCAGATTTTGATAGAATGTTAGTTGGCAATCAAGGGAGTAGGACGCATACTTGGATGGATTTATCTATAAAATATGATATTAGTGAAAGTCAGGCACAAAACATAGTTTACAAAGAAAGAAAGAAGTCAAAAATATCTTACAATATTACATCATAAAGTTTTGTAAGGAAATAGTGTAAATACTTAAATCATTAATAATATTTTTGCGTTTATGAAAGGAAAATGGTATAACATTCAAAATAAAGCAGGTGGTGAAACTGCTGAAATATATATCTTTGATGAGATAGGCACTTATGGCGTAACAGCACAAGAATTTATTAATGATATTAAAGGTTTAAAAGGTATGCCTGTCAACCTACGCATTAACAGTTTAGGTGGTGATGTGTTTGATGGTATGGCAATGTATAATGTAATCAAAAGGAGAGAGGCTAAAACAACTGTTTATATTGAGGGGATCGCAGCGAGTATCGCTACAATTATTGCTCTTGGTGCAGATGAAGTTGTAATGGCAGAAAATTCTTTATTTATGATTCATAACGCTTGGGGAGGAACAATGGGAGAAGCAAAAGACATGAGAAAGACTGCTGATACTCTTGATAAAATCTCAGGTGAACTTACAGACATTTATAGAAAAAAGACTGGATTGTCTTACGAGGCTTTACAACAGATGATGGACGAAGAAACTTGGCTGAACTCTGAAGAGGCATATGAAGCAGGTTTTGTAGACACTATTTCTGACTCTATTAAAGTGGCTGCAAAGTATGATGTTTCTAAATTTAAAAACATCACAGAGGAGGAAATCCAAAATAAATTAAATATTAACATAAAAAACAGAAAAATGACTAATGAGTTAAAAGAATGGTTTAACAACAAAGTTGAAGAAATTATTGCTACTGTAAAAGGTGATGTAAAAGTTTCTAAAGATGTTGTTGAAGAAACAACTGTTAATGTTATGATAGGAGACAAAGAGGATGTAATGAATAAAATATCTGAATTTGAAACTAACAACATTGAGTTGACAAATAAAATTTCTTCATTAGAAGAAGAGTTAGTAAATGCTAAAGGAACTAACTTAACTTTAACTGAAGAGGTTGAAGCGTTAAACGCTAAAATCAACAAAGCAGATGCTAAAGGTACTGAAATTGAAACTGATAGCGACCCTGCAGTAGTTGAAAACAAAAAAGAAGATGCTAATGCAGGTTTTTATGCAGCAATGGCAGAAAGAGTAAGAAATAAATTTAATAACTAAAAAATAAAAAAAAATGGCAAATGTAGCAGATAAAGGAACTTTCGCAACTTATTCAGGGGCGAATCTTAACGAAATATTTTATGAGCCAGTATTTAGAAGTGATGATATTATGCGTAACTATAGAGTTATCCCTAATGTAAAGCACAAAATGAATGTGTTCACTTCTGCTGCTCTAACAAAAATATCTCAAAAATACACAGGTTGTTCAGCAACAAGTGGTTCAACTCAATTTGATATTGATGAGAAAACAATTACAGCAGGTAGAATGAGAGTTGCTCTTGAGCAATGTACTGATGAGTTCTTTGGAACTTACATTGAAGAAATGTACAGAAATGGTGCTGATGTAATGAATATTGAGGGAACTCAATTAGCAGATGCGATTGTAAATCGTGCTGTAAAAGGTATCGCACAAGATGTTGTGAGATTAGCATGGGGTGGAGATGACTCTACTGCAAACTATCAAGGTGTAACAGGATGGATGAAGTTAATGGGAGATGACGCAACTGTATTGGCTGCTAGAACTGAGTATAGTGCAGTAGCACCTACAACACCTACAGCAGCAGAATCAATAAGTATTTTAAGAAAAATGTATGATGATGCACCTGCAGCATTACAACAAGTACCTGCTTCAGATAAGAAAATCTTTGTAACTCCTAAGACTTACAATGCTTACTTATCAAACTTAGAAGGTACTTCTGCAGATTTAGCAATAACTAACCAGCAAGATGGTGTGTTAGTTGTTAAGTTTAGAGGTGTTGAATTAGTTCCTATGTATGAGTGGGATACTATTTTAGCAGACTTAGACCCAGCAATGTTTTTAAGAGGTGGTGTTAATGGTACAGAAGGTGCTTGTTACTGTGCAGTAGACAACCTAATTATAGGTTCTGATGTAACAGACCCAGAAGGTTCTTTCAAAGTATTTTATGATGACTTAGAAGAGAAAATGTTCTTCAGAGGATATTACAAGTTAGGAGTACAATTCTTGTACCCTTCACTTGTTCAATGGGGGATATTCTACTAAACAATAATGTAATAATAGAGGGGAGGCTAGTCCTCCTCTCTTAATTACTTCTAATAACTAATAAAATAATAATGACATGGCAATAGATAAAGGAATCGCAATAAGTTGTGATGATTTACAACAAATAGGAGGCATAAAACATATATTATTAAGAAGTTGGACTACTAATGACGCAGTAACCTATGATGATGGGGCAGGAAAACATGATATTTCTTCGTTTCAAACATCAAGTTCTGATTCAGAGTGGTTTTTATATGAATTTAAAGCACAAGAAGCAAGTATGACTGTTAATGCTACAAAAGAAAATGGTTCAACTGCTTTTGAATGTGGTTTATCTTTGATGCTGCCTAAAATGGGTAAAGCGAAATTTCATGAACTGCAAAATATGCTTTCTGATTGTATGATGGCTATAGCAGTTGATGGTAATGGAACTCAATTAGTTTTAGGTGCTTCTAAAACATATCAAAATGAAAAAGTACAAGGAAGAAGTCAAACTTTTTTAAATGTCGCTTCTATAGAAGGTGGAACTGGTAGTGCTTATACAGACGCAAATGGTGTAACTCTTAATTTAACTTGTAAACAATTTGAATTACCAAGAGAATATACTGGTACTATATCTTACTATAATGATGCTACCCCTTCTAGTACATACAAAGCAACAACAACTTAATAACTTTAAAATAATAATAAAATGGCAATAGCAAGTGGATTAACAACAGCGTGTACTAACTTACAATCTAGTGGTGGTATTCAAACTGTATTTATAAGAGAGTGGAACTCTACAGGTTCTCCAGACCAAATAGCAACTTTAGGAACTGGTACTATAACTTCTATAGCAGATAGTGGAGGCTCAACTTCTACTTGGGGTGTTTTTGAAACTAAATTAGAAAGTCCTGTTTTAGCAGTATCAGGAACTTCTGAAATGAATGTAAATACTTATGAGTGTAGTTTAACTTTTATGCTACCACAAATGGATTTAGCAAGAAGAAACAGTATTACTGATTTTCAAGGAAAATGCTTACAAGTAATGATGTTAGATACTAATGGTACTTATTTCGTTATTGGTATAAGTGGAACTTTGACAGGCGGAGATGGTGGTTTAGACTTACCAGCAGCATCACATATTGGAACTAGACCTCAAACATTTGCAAGATTAGCAAGTGTAGAGGGTGGTACTGGGGCAGCATTTTCTGACGAAAATGGATTAACAGTTACCCTAACTTGTACTCAGTATGAGTTACCAAGAACTTATGTGGCAGCAGGTGCGGCAGTTTCAATTAACGCAGCAGGTTTAGTAGCAACTGTATCTTAATAATTAAAGGTATAATAATAGGTTGACTTTGTTCGTAAAAAGTTTAATAACATTATCCTATTAATATCTTTTTATGTATTATGTGTGGATGTTCAGAAAAAGAAATAAATTTAGATACTATTAAAATATATACATTTATGGGTACTTATAAAGCAAAATATAATTCAGGAGTTTCAGTAAAAAATGATGTTATAATTGAATGGGCGGTTGCTTCTCAAGAAACTTTAGCATACGCTTATGAAGAGTTAGGAATGACTGATGTAATAGAAAAATTATCAACTACAAAAACAAAAGATGAGTCAAAGAAAGCAACCAAGAAAGAAAAGTCAGGTAAAAAATCTTCAGACTCAAAAGAGTAATACTTTTGAATTTGGAGTTTTTAATTTAGCAATTCCTGAACATATTGAAGAACCACAAGACTTATCAAAAGTAAGGACTAAGTTCATTCCTTTTGGTACTAACAACTTGTTTCCTCAGTATTTAGCAGAATTAAAAAGAAAATCTAGTACACATAGAAGTGTATTAGCACAGAAAGCAGTTTTCACAAGTGGTGCAAAATTTGTAACTAACAATGAAACTGTCAAAGAATACATAAAAGATGTAAATGCTGATGGTGAATCATTAAGAGAAGTTTATAAAAAACTTGCTGATGATTATTACACTTTTGGAAACGCTTATTTAGAGGGTGTATTATATGATGGTGGCTTGAATCTATATCACATAGATGCTACTACTGTTAGAATGTCTAAAAACAAAAAAGAAGTATATGTGCATCCTGACTGGGCTAAGTACAATACTATGAAGGATAAACTTTCTATAATTCCTCTTTACCCAAATAGCAGAAGCAGTAGATTTGTACTTCAATTTAAAGATTACGAACCAACATTTCAATTCTATGGATTGCCAGATTACATTGCTGCTTTAGAGCATATTGCAGTTGATTATGAAATAGGAAAATGGAATCACACAAAATTTAAAAATGGCTTTCAACCATCTGCTATTATTGAGATCAATGGCGATATGGGAGAAGAAGAGGCTAAGAAGTTAGTAAGAGAGGCACAAAAGAAATTTGTCGGAGATGGAAATAATGGCAAAATAATGTTTATTGTAAAGAATGGAGACGCTTCTAATGCTAATGTTCAAATTATAAAAGACGACCAAGAAGGTAGTTGGATAGACTTACAACGAATAACTGACCAGAATATTGTAACTGCACATAGATGGCAGCCATCATTAAGTGGCTTAGTTAGTTCTGGAAAAATGAATAACACAGGTAGTGAAATTAGAATTGCTTATGATTTAGCAATGACTACAGTAATCAAAGATACTTCTGATTTGTTATTAAATGGACTAAGAACTATTTTGTATAAAGAAATGGGATTCTTGCCAGAAGAGTTGATAATACATTATGAGCCACCTATTAGTTTTGCTACTCAGATAGACCCTAAAGCAATACTAACTATAAATGAGCAAAGAAAAATGTTAGATGAGGACTTGCCGATGTTAGAAGAGGGGGATATGTTTATAACAGATAGAGAGCAGATTATTGTAACTAGAGATGATGATGCAGATGGAAAGGGAGATGACGCTGCTGGTGATACACAGGTAACTGAAATAAAAGAATAACTATGGCAAATGTAAATAAATATATACCTTTAGTAACAGGGGGAGAGGTTATAAGCAATAGTTTTACTAATGCTAATACTGACCCTGCTTTAGTCTCTGACAATACTATATTACTTGCTGAATTAGCACATATAAAATCAGCGTTAGGTCAGAAGTTCTATGAGGAAATAAAAACACAACATAATAACGGAACTTTAACAACTCACAATCAAACACTTATGGATGACTTCTTAACTAGATGTCTTTCTTGGTTTGTTAGATTTGAAGTTATTAATGAAGTTCAAAGTAATAGTACAAGTGCTGGTATAGTACACAATATAGATGAGTTTGCTACAATTATAGACCCAGCAGAATTAAATGCTTATAAGCAAGATACATATAGAAAGGCTGAAATATACTTAAAAGATATGTTAGACTACATGAATGATGATGACCAAAGCGGACATTATGCTACTTATGAATCTAATAAGCCTTGTAATGAGAATGTTTATAAGAATCATGGTATAATAATGTATGACAGTATATATTCAAGACCTACTAGAAATTATGATAGTTGGAAAAATTTCTGTCCTTGTGATGACTGTTAAAAAATAAATAAATGGCTGCTAACGAACATAAAAATTTAAAAGATGCTAACAGGCATAATCCAAAGGGTTTTGAAAGTGCCTATAACAATACTGTATTAGGAAAAACTATAGGAAGTAGTGCCACTTTAACAGATGGAAATTTGCAATGGCAATCTAAATCTAAAATGGGTACTACTAATTATGCTATGCAGGGTTTTTTAACAGGTGCTACAAATTACACTTATGGAGAGGATATTGCAGATACTAAGTCTCCTTACGAAATGGCTTTAAATTTTGGTTCTGCAACTGTTGCTGGAACAACTATGACAGTAACAAATGTATTTAGAATTGGGCAAGGATGTGTTATTCCAGAAGCCTGTAATGTTACTGCTATTTTCGGTTGGATTACAGCAAACAGCACTAATACTGTAACTTTTGCTTTGTGTAAAGTAACTCCTACTGCAGACGATGCTTCAGACCTTCAACCTGTAGTTATAGATGAAATTGCTGTTACAGGATTAAACAATAACAATAAGGTAATTGCTATAAATGAAACTACTATAACTACAGCCTCTTTAGCGGCAGGAGATATTATATTTCCAATGGTAAAAGAGTCTAGTGCAGGTTCTTCAATATACTTTAACACTAACATTCAAACTACAGCGTTCTAATGACAACTAAAGAAGAGATAATAGCAATGAAAAAGGATATAACTTCTATAAACAAAAAAATAGATAGCATAGATTCAAAATTAGATATGCTAACGGATAAATTGCTAAATCCTGATAATGGGGTAACTGCTAGAGTAAACAGAAATACAATGATGAGGAAGAATTTAGTAAAAGCAATGTGGGTGATATATACTATTACTTTAGGGGCAATAATAAAAATATTTACAGATTAATTAATAAAAAAAAATAAAAAGATGGGTACAGAATTTGATAATGACAATACGCTTTTAATGATGCAATTAGGTAAAGGTGGTGGTACTGAAGTTTTTACTACTGCAGCACAATCAGGAAAAGATTGGGTATGTGTATATTTCCCAGTTACTTCTGTTATTGCAAGTATTGCGGCAAGTGGAGTTTCAGGTGAAACTGCTCTACAAACCACACTCCCTGCTGGTACGACATTGTTCATGAATATTAACTCTATTCAACTTACGAGTGGAATTGGTATTGGATATAGAGATATATAAGTAATATGTTAAGTTTAAAACAAGGTTTAAGTTTAAGCAGTATTAATCCTCTTTGGAATCCTTATGACGAGGCTTCTTTAGAGGCTTGGTATCAATTCCAAACAGGAATTAGTTTAAATGGTACAGATGTTTCTGCTTGGGCAGATAGTTCTAGTAATAGTCATGATATGGTTCAGGCTACTGCTACCGAGCAACCTGCATATAATGCTGCAACAGGGATTATAACTTTTGCTTCTGCAGATTCTAATAATCTTCAAACAACTAGTCAAATCTCTTTATCTGGAGAGTTTACTATTGCTATGAAACTTAATCTTACTTCAGTAGGGGGAGTTCCAATAGCAGACAACACAACAGCAGGTGAGTTTATTAAGTTTTCTACAAGTAGTCAAATGAGAGTTAAAATAGATAGTAGCAATGCTGATATATCTTTAAATAGTGGGGCTTTTGGAGATAATTATTTGGTGATAACTAGAGATTCTTCAAACTTAATAACACTATATGTAGATGGGGTGGCTCAAACAGATACTGAAACTTTAGCAGGAACAGCAGATATTGACGCATTAGGAGTTAGACGAATAGACCTTAACCCTTTTAATGGTACTATGAAAGAAGTTCAAATATATAGTTCAACAAGTACGCAATTAACATATAACATAAATCAAAGATTAGAAACTTTATAAACGAAATAAAAATAATAATATGGCAACAACAGTAACAGCAGCAGATTTAACAGTAAGTATAAAAGAAACTTACACTTTAAATGGGGTTACTTATGGTAATTCTAATAACAAAACATATACTTCTAATGGTCAGGTTCTTCAAAGAGTAATGAATGTAAGCACTTCTGATCCAGCAATCTTAAACTTTGGTGCAGCAGACGCAGCAGGTCAGGTAGCGGTGGCAGATTACAAATACTTTAGAGTAACAAATTTAGATGACACAAATTTTGTTACTTTAACTTTATATAATGGGGCGGATTCTTTTTTCTACAAAGTAGCAGCAGGAGACACTTTTGTTTTAATGAACAATGAGATGGATGCCATTGACGCAAGTACAACTTTTGGTGCATTTGCAGACATAACTCAAATTAAAGCAGATGCAGATACAGCAGCGTGTGATATAGAAATATTAGCAGTAACAGCATAATATGGCAAAAGGAGTTACATTTAAGTTTAGAGGTAATGCTCGTAAAAAAAGAAAAGGAATACATAGTAAAAATGCGTCTAGGACTAAAGGAGGTAAGCAATATGTTAAGGCTTACAGAGGTCAGGGAAGATAAAAACAAATAATATGCCTTGCTACGAATGTGAAAATGGGAAATGGAAGTTTGGACAAACTGGAGAATGTCAGTATGATTCTAAATCTGAGTGTGAAACTGCTAATAAAGATTATTATGCAGAAGAAACTTATAATGACTATCCACAAGCAGCAACTAATAATGCTAAGAGAGCAATAAAGTATAAAGAAGAAAATGGCAGCGATTGTGGGACTGTCGTTGGCTGGACAAGAGCCAGACAATTAGCAAACAGAGAAAGCCTTACAAGAAGAACTATTGCTCGTATGGCTTCTTTTAAGAGACATCAACAACACAAAGATGTGCCTTATGATGAAGGGTGTGGAGGTATAATGTGGGATGCTTGGGGAGGAGATGCAGGTATAAATTGGGCAATAAAAAAATTAGAACAAATAGATAAAAAAAATATGGCAAAAAAGAGAAAATATTATTCTGACGAAGAACATGATCATCACTTTCATTTTACTCAAGAAATGATGGAGACATTACATCATGATGGAGAGTTAGAAGTTAAAGTAGAAGAAGATGATAAAGAAATGGTTATACTTTTTACTTATGATGTAGAAGAGACTGAGGAGTATAGTCCAGAAGAAGAAGAAATTAAAGATGAATTTGGCAACTATTTTGATGAGATTATTAAAAATCTTAAAGAATCAAAATAAAATGAAACTTAAACATTTCAAAAAATCAGAGTTTACTTGTAAATGTGGTTGTGGTGAAACTGTTATAAGTGATGAGTTGTTACAGATGTTAGATTATGCTAGGAAACACGCAGGAATACCATTTAAAATAACTAGTGGTTATAGATGTCCTAATCATCCAGAAAGTAAAAAAAATCCTACATCTTCTCATATTAAAGGATTGGCTGCAGATATAAAATGTTCTGATAGTAAAAAGAGAGCAATTCTTATGGATGCTTTAACTTATGTTGAGTTTTACAGGATTGGAATAAGTAAATCGTTTATTCATGTAGATATAGATGAAGATAAGGTAAGCCCTGTTATTTGGGTTTATTAAATTAATTATTAACTAAAAAATTATATTATGAGTTTTATTACAGAAAATTGGTTAGAATTATTAATTGGCTTAATGGCTTTTGCCAAAGTTGTTACTAACCTAACTCCAACCGAAGCAGACAATAAAGTTTTTGGCTGGTTGGACAAAATTATAGATGCAATTATTCCTAACTACAAAAAATAAAAATATGATAAAGAAATGGATTGGAGAGGCTTTAATGGCTGGTGGTGTTAAACCTATAACAGAATTATTAAAAGCAGTAAAAGATTTGTTTACAGATACAAAAGGAAAGTGGAGTAGCAAAAGAACTATTAGCGGTGTAATAGTTGTTGCTGCAAGTATGTATATAGAAAAAAATGGTATAAATACAAACGCACTTATAATGACAGCACTAGGGATAATCCCTTTATGTTTTTCTGCTTTTGAAAAAAATTGTGGTAATTGTTCAGCAAATTGCAAAAAATAATTATCTTTACACCTAACAGGTAGGGTTGTGCCTATCTTTGTTCAATTGTTTATAGTTATCAAGAGTGAGGTGTTCATAAGCATCTCACTTTTGTATTTTAAAAGGTGTTATTATATTTAACTTGCACAGCAACTAAAACAAAATAACATGAAAAAATATGGAAAAAGGCTAAGATTATCTCCAGAAGAAGTAGAGATGGTATATGAAGGTAGAGCCAGTACAACAAACATTAATGGTAACACAGCATTAGATTCTCATCTAGCAGAAAGAGGGATACTCAAAAAAGATGTTGTCTCTGTCAAGCATTGGCAGTCAGCAAATGGAGAGTATAGATTTAGCGTGGTTACAAAAGAAGATATGTCTATTAATCAAAATGATATATTAGACAAGATAAGTGATTTTATAGAGAATTATTCTCCTACTTACCCCTCTGTAAAAAGAAAAAACAAAAATGCAAATCACTTATTAGTAATAAATCCAGCAGATATTCATATAGGTAAATACGCAAACGCTGTTGAAACTGGTAGCGAATATGATGTTGAAACTGCTTGTATGCAAGTTTTAGAGGGGCTACAAGGGCTTATTGACAAGTCAAAAGGGTTTAGTATAGAAAAGGTTTTATTCTGTATAGGGAATGATGTTTTACATATTGATAATGTTTATAGTACCACTACAAAAGGAACATATCAAGATACAGATGGTAAATGGTGGGAACACTTTGAGGTTGCATTAGCCTTATATGTTAAATGTGTAGAAATGTTAAGAGAGGTAGCACCTGTAGATGTGATACATTGTATGAGTAATCACGATTATCAAAGTGGGTTTCATTTGGCACACGCATTAAAGAGTTGGTTTAGACAGGATCAAGAAGTTTCTTTTGATGTAGGCGTTGCACATAGAAAGTATTATCAGTATGGTACTAATTTAATAGGACTAGAACATGGTGATGGTGCTAAGATGGATAACCTTCCTTTATTAATGGCTCAGGAAAAACCAGAGATGTGGAGTGAAACTAAGTATAGATACTGGTATTTACATCATTTACACCACAAAATAAAACATAAATGGAGAGACGCTAAAGACTTTATAGGAGTTACTGTAGAGTATATGCGTTCACCAAGTGGTACTGATAGTTGGCACTCAAGAAAGGGTTATACTGGTATTTTAAAAGCAGTTGAAGGCTTTATTCACGAAAGAAATAGCGGTCAAGTAGCACGATTAGTTCATTATTTTTAGAAAAAATCACACAATTTTAACCTAGTAGATAAACATTTTGTAAAAAAATGTTGAAAATTCTTTGGTGGTTGGTTTCAATTTTATAACTTTGCGTCATATTAATCAAATAAATAAAAAATGGAAACTTACACACCAGCCAACAATGTTAACAAGGACACAATAGTTAGTCCTGAAATTGAAAATCATGAAGTTAAAATACTTAGAGAGTCAAATAAAAAGTTTAAACTTGAGATTATAGATTTAAAATTAAAACTAAAAGAAATTTATTTAGTATTGACAGACAATACAGATAATTTAATACAACAATAATTAATAACTAAAAACTATACACAAATGGACACAGAAAAAATGAAAGAAGAATTAGTAAAAACACAAATAGAAGCATTTAACAATTCTATAAAAAACACAGAAGATGTTTTTAATAAATGTTTTAAAACACAAAAAACACAAAAAACACAAAATGAGAAATACATTTTAAAAGACAGTTTAAATACACACATTTCAATGCACGATACAGAAGATGAAGTACACGAAAAACTACACGAGTTTAGTAAAAAATTTAATAATAGTTTTTCAATAATTGGAGGACATCCAAATAGACCATCTTATGAAGATAACGCAGTTTTTGAAATTCCTCAAGAATTAAAAAAACAATATAACAATAAAGAATATATTACTTTTTATTTTTTTAAATTTGATTTAAAAACAAATGAAAGGGTTGCTTTATATGATTACAATGAAGACTATTATTAAAACAAATTAATTATTAACTAAAAACAAAAAAAAGATGAAAAAAACTATGCAAGAAAAATTAAGAAAACAACCTGAACCTGTTGTTGAAACAAGAAAAGAAGCACTAAGAAGGCTTTACAAAGAAAATGGTTTAACAGAAGAAGATATATACAAAGACAAAAGAGGCTTTGTAATTATCACAAGAACTGGTATTGATAAGATTGTATCTAAAAACAACATTACAGTTGCTTATGAAGTTATAACCCTTGACTTAGAAAAAAATAATTGCGTTTTAAGAGGGGCAGCAACAATGAAAGTTGGAAATGATGTTAGAAATGCTATGAGTTTTGGTGAGGCTTCTGATGCTAATTTAATGGGAGGTGGTAAAAAGTTTCCTGTTGCTATGGCTGAAAAGAGAGCAATGTCAAGAGTAGTTCTTAAAATTGCTGGATTCTATGAGCAAGGAGTATTCGGTCAAGATGAGATTGTTGATTAATGAATGAGGGTTGGTTTGATGAGTTGCACAATGGTGAGCCATCGCCTATTACAGATACGCAATGGTTCATCATTGAAAGCAACATACAACACACTTGTTTACCACTAAATCAAGTCAACAATATTTTAAACAACATTGAAGAATTATCAGAACTAGAAGCAGAAGAAATTATTAAACTTATAAACGAGAACAAAATTGAAAGAGACACAAGAAAGCAATGGGAAAAAATGTTTAAAGACGGAGTATTTGGACATAATGATTTATGATCATTTTATTAAACCTCACTCTTATATAGTATGGAATAAAAAAGAAATATTAGGGGAGGTGATTGAAGATGGTATAATGAAGATTTTAAACAAAAATCAGTTAGTAGATTTTTATCACTTAGGTAAAAACAAATTCAAAGTAGAGAAAACAAAAATAAAAAACAACTTACTAAGAGATGACAAATAAATACTCTTTAGACAAGATCAGAAAGTCTAGAAATGAATTTGAGGCTTTACTTAGAATATATGGAATATCTAATCTAAGGCTTTGTAAAGTGCTAGAAGTTAACTATCTTACAAGCAAGAAGTTTATAGAAACGCCAACTAATATGAGGTTTATACACGCTAAAAGATTAGCAGACTTTATTGGTCTAAACATACAAGACATCATTGATACTATTGTGTACGATATAAATTAATTTAAACTATACAGGCAGAGTTATAATCAATTATTTAATAACTCTGCGGTTATACTTTGTGGCGATTATGTTCCTCTGCCTGTGTAGTTTATTAACAAAAAAAAATAAAATAAAATGAAAAGAAGAAGAGTAAAATTTAGCGACTATTATAACGATTTAATAGTAAATGAAATATGTGAAATATATGATGTTGACAAAGAAAGAATGTTTTTAGGAAATAGAAAAAGAAACATTATTCAGGCTAAAAGATTATACATTTACATATTAAGAGAGGTGTTTGATATGACCTTGAAAAGTATTGGAAAGATTACCAACTTACATCATGCCTCTATAATACATCATCATGAGCAGTTTAAATTTGAATACGAAACTTACGAAATAGAAAAACAAAATTTTAATAGAGTTGAGAATAAAATTATTGAAGTTGAATTAGATGAAGAGATAAGAGATTTAGAAGATCAGTTAAAAACAATTAAAAACACATTAACCAAATTATATAAACTAAATAAATTAAAGTATGAAAGAAAAGAAAGAGAAAGTCTACTTGCCTAGTAGCATTAAAAACATTGAAACAAAGTTTGGGTCAATGATGGTTGCAAACTTTAAAATGGATGCACTACAAGAAAACTCAAAGAATGGTTGGGTTTCTATGGTGATTGCAGAAAGAAGAGAACCATCTGAAAAAGGTGCTACTCATTACTCTTATGTAAATGATTATGAGCCACCAACAGAAAATAAAACTTCTGCTAAAAAAATTAAATCTACAACTGGTGATGATGATTTACCATTCTAATGATTAAATGGAAAACAACTACTTATCCTAGCACTTTCATCAAACTATCTGATGAACTTGCTAAGGTAAGAAGTATGCTGTCTGCAGATGTGTATAATAAAGACACAGAGAAGTATAGAGGTAGTCAAGAACACTCTATACAAAGTTTAGGGATATTTGCAGAATTAGTGGCTAGGCATATATTGGATAACAATAGAGGAGTTTTCTATGAAGCAGCACCCTTAATTGAAACAAGACCTGTGGTTGATGCTGATATAATCATGCAGGGTATTGATGAATTAAATTATATAGATGTTAAGGGAGTTAAAAGCAAAGGAGATACGCTTAGAGTTAATTATAAAGCCCATAACAACCCTAATAAAAAAGTTACGCACTATCTATTCATTCAGCCTCTCAACGCTTTATACGCAAGATTTTGCTGGTATAAGTATGAGGATGTTAATGATTGGGATGTGGTAATGTCAACTTATACTAAATGCTATGAACTAAAAATACAAAAACACAACTAAACAATGAAACAACAACCAAACTACTATGCTATAATAAGTGCTGAGGTTAGATATGATAAAAATCTAACTGCTAATGCTAAACTTTTATATGCTGAAATAACCGCACTACTAAATATGAATGGTGAGTGCTTTGCAACTAACAAATACTTTTCTAATCTTTATGGAAAGAGTATAGTAACGATTTCTAAATGGATTAAAGAGTTAATTATAAATGGCTATGTATCATCTAGTTATACATATAAAGGAGGTACTAAAGAAATTGATAGGAGGTATTTAAGTATTCTTAAAGGGGGTATTAAAGAAAACGACAAGGGGGGTATTAAAGAAAAGTTTAAGGATAATAATACAAGTATTAATATTAATCTTACAGATAGTAATAATAAAGGGCGTTTTAAAAAACCAACTATTAATGAAATTGCTGAGTATTGTACTGAAAGAAAGAATAATATAGATGCAGAAACTTTTTACGATTTTTATGAAAGTAAAGACTGGAAAATAGGTAAAAACAAAATGAAAGCGTGGAAGGCTTGTGTAAGGACTTGGGAAAAAAGACAAACTAAAAACAATAACAGTATGAGTAAGATACATTCTCATTTGCAAAAGAATATGAATGTAAAAGAAAAACTAAGAAAACAATTTAACTAATGAGACAGATTAAAACAATGACAAAAGAAGAACTATTGATGGGATCAGTAGATTTAATTAGTAAAACTTATATAGAGTTAGGTCAAAACAATATTGAAGAAGATACAATAATGATTATGTCTCAAAGTTTAGCAGACGATTTAGCCAAAACCTATAAGAATTTTTACTTTGAAGATGCTCAAAACGCATTTAATTTAGGAGTAAGAAGTCAGATAAGCGGAGATTTTATACATCTTAATGTGCCAACATACATGAAATGGCTAAGAAAGCATAAAGATTTAATATGGGATGCTAGAGCAAAAGTTGATAGAGGAGAAAACCCTAAATCAGTTCTGCATTACAGACCTGAACCAAAACTACTAACATGATAGGGTGGGTAATAATAACAGCCATTGTGATGTGGCTAATAAGAAAAATAAGAGAATGAAGATATTAACAATGATTTGGGGAATAATAATAATACTTTGTATATTAGAGGCGATTTTCTGCACTAAATTTATGGACGAAAATAATATTGAAGAAAACTTAAAAAAATTTGATAAAAAAAACAACAAATAATGAAAAATATTTTAAAAAAAATAGTTAAGTGGATTTTTTTTGTTATAATACTTCCTATAGCGATAATTATAACTGTTTTTAATGTAATTAAGGGATTGATATTTAGAAAAAATAAAAATAATACATTAGAATTATTTAAAAAAAATTATAAATTAAAAATAGAAGAAGATAATGACTAGCCATAATAAATATTATTACGAAGTTGGGAGAAACGGATGGACTCCATCTACTACTTTTGAAGATAATAAATCAAAAATAAACCCTAAAATGTTTATTAGTAAAGAAGAAATAGAAATGACAAAAAAAACTATATATAATTTTAATTGGCACTTAGATAAAGTGTCAGAAAAAATAGTAAAACTATTGAAGGAGAAAAACTCAGCGTATGGAAATACTGCCTTGAACCCACCAAACATATTTAGCAAATTAGATTCAACTGAGGCTATATGTGCTAGGTTAGATGATAAACTATCTAGGATTAAGAATAAAGGTATTAACGATAAGACTGAAGATACTGTTGATGATATTATTGGCTATCTATTACTATTAAAAATGTCAATGGAAAAATGAAAAAGCCAATCTTCAGAGTGTTTATTACCTATGAAATAAAAAGCAAGAAAGCGGTAAGAAGAGGTAAGAAAGGAACATTAGATACTTTTGTATTGACTTCCAACTTAGAAGAAATTGAAAACGATAAGGACACAATAAATAGAATATGTTATGTTAACAGGAAAAAACCTGAAGATGTTGAGGTTAAGTTTTTAAATATTGAAATTGAAAATCAATATGGAGAAACTAACGACAGGTTTCCAGATGAATATTAGATTATGCCAAAGATTAGAAAAATAAAATTAGAAGACAGAAAAGATAGTAGAGGTGGAGGATACTCCAGAAGAAAGTTTACTGTTGAAGAAGCAGACGCTATAAGAAAAGAATATAGCACCTCAACACAAAAGATTACTATATCATCTCTTGCTAGAAAGTATAGCGTGTCTCAACCATTAATGTACCAACTTATAAAAGGAACTACCTATACTGAAGGGGATATAGGGGGTAGGCATAGGGGGCATAGGGG